ATATTTTATGAACTGTTAGATAAATATTCTCCAGCAGATATTTTACTTATGTCTCATACAAAAACAGCCGCTAAAATTATCAGAGATAAGATACTAGAACCCGAAACTATATTAGAATATCAAAAAGAAACAGGTAAAGAAATATACTATAAGGTTCAAAATTCAAAAAAAACATTAGAACATAACGTTTCTACAATACACTCATACTGTAATTCAATAGCAAAACAAGTAACTAAAGGACAAGAGTTTGACTTAGATGATTACGATATCATGTCACAAATGCATCCTTTATTTAACAAACACACTATGAATAAAAAATTTAAAGCTATAGATTCTTTATTTAGACTACACCCATTTTTTAAATTTAATAGTTTCGCTAGAAATAATGGAATGAGTCCAATCGAATACTACTCTACTTTAGGCTTTGAAGAAAAGAACGATTATAAATACTACCCAACAGAACTTCAAGAATTAGCTAAGAACTATCACAGCTTTAAAACTGATATAAAAATAAATGAAAGAGCTGAAACATTATTAGACTTTGATGACATGATAGAATACTTTTATAAGATAGAGAAAGCAGAACCAAAGTATGCTCATGTTAAAGTTTTAATATTAGACGAAGCACAGGACTCTAGTGTAATTCAAAGAAAAGCAGAGGAGGCGTTATCTAAAAATGTAGACTATTTTTATAAAGCAGGTGATCCTGACCAATCTATATTTGAATTTTCTGGAGCTGACCCAGATGCTTTCCACAAAGAGTTTGCAAATCCTGAAATAGAATTAGAACAAGGTTATAGGTGTCCACGTATTGTAAACGATTATTGTAAAAAAATTATAAAAGATATATGGGACCATTATGAATACTCAAGGGTATGGGCGCCATTAAAAGATAAAGACACTGGAGAAATTATTGAAGGTGAAAAATATATGTTAAGGGACTTAGAACAAGACGAAAACGCAGCTGAATTAAGAAGACGTATATTAGAAACAAAAGAAAAATTTATATTTACATATAGAGGTAACGATCCAATACACACAATAAAATATTTAATAAATATAAACGTGCCTTTTCAAATGCCATACAATGATTTAAAAAAACTACAAAGAAAAAAAGTATTTGAGGACCCTGCAAGACAAATAAAAAATCAAAGATTCTTTTTACAATTAGCTAGTGGTGAAAGTATTGTTTTAAAAGAGATAAAACAACTTCTAAAATCAATCGACCCTAGATACCTTGGTAAAAATTATAGTCTAGAAAAAATGGACTCTATTGCAAGGGGAAGTTATGATTTAAATTTTTTAATTGAAGAAGAGTTTTTACATAATGAAGTAAGAAACATAGAAGATTTTCAGTTAATAAATACAGTGCGTAGTATTTTTATGAAAAATTATATACGAGAAATAGTCAATAATAACAGGGATTTAGAGGACAAAAGGATTTTTGTAGAAAACATACACACAATAAAAGGAAAAGAATTTGACAACGTAGTGCTTGATTTAACTCTAACAAGAACAGAAGATAATTTTTCTAAAAAGAGAATGAAATATGTTGCATGTTCTAGAGCAAAGAAAACATTGTGGTTGGTCAAAAGTAAAACAAACTTAACACTAGAAGGAGAGGAGGATAAACATGACACATAAAGATATTTTTAAAGAAGCGTTTCCACAGAGTCGACAAGTAGGTGGTAAACATTACAAAGATATGGTGATACAACCGTATGAATTTATTTCTAAAAATGATCTTTCGTTTTTTCAAGGCAACGTTATAAAATACGTATGCAGGTACAGGTTGAAAAATGGTATACAAGACTTAGAAAAGATTATACACTATTGTGAATTGGAAATAAAGAAACTGAAAGATACTAAATGAGACCACCAGAGCCCTCAGAGATAGATATTAAAGATGGTGAAACTGTAGCTGTTGACTTAGAGACACACGATCCACAGCTAAAGACTCACGGATCAGGGGCCATAGTAGGTAAAGGTAAAGTTTGTGGTATTGCTTTAGCATATGGTGATGAAAAATTATACATACCTATACGGCACAGGTACCCTGGACAAAACGAAGATCCTAAACTTACTTGGAAAGTTTTAAATAAAAAAATTTTTCAGAATGAAAAAATAAAAAAAGTATTTCACAATGCAATGTATGATGTTTGTTGGATTAGAGCAGAGTCAGGTCTTATGCCTAAAGGTCCTTTGTTTGATACTATGGTTGCTGCATCTATAATAGATGAAAACAGAACTGGTAAAAAGAGATATACTTTAGATTCTTTATCTAGAGATTATTTAAAAGAAAATAAATACAAAAATGATTTAGCAGAAAAAGCAAAAGACATAACTGATGACCCAATGTCTAACATGCATAAACTACCCTGGAATATGGTAAAAGATTATGCAGAACAAGATGTAAGTTTAACTTTAAGACTTTGGAACCTTTTTAAAAAAGAACTAAAAAAGCCAATAAATACAGGCATAAATAACAAAAGTTTAGAAAATATATTTGATTTAGAAACAAGATTATTTCCTTGTCTTGTTGAGATGAGGTTTAGAGGGGTAAGAGTGGATGAAAAAAAGACAAAAAATTTTGGTCAAGAATTATTGAAGGAACAACAAAAAATATTAAAACAAATAAAAGATGAGACTGGAGTTGACATACTTCTATGGGCAGCAGATTCTTTTGAACCATTATTAAAACAACAAAAGATAACAGATTATAAAGTTACACCAAAAACGGGAAGACCAAGCATAACTAAGTTATATTTAGAAACACATTCAAATAAATATTTGAAATTAATTGCAAAGGCTAGACAATTAAATAAGTTACAAAATACTTTTGTAAATAGTATTCTAAAGTATTCACACAAAGGTAGAATACATGCCGACATAAATCAAATTAGATCAGATACAGGAGGAACAGTAACAGGGAGATTCTCAATGAGTAATCCAAACCTACAACAGATTCCTTCAAGAACAGAACAAGGTAGTAAGATTAGAGAATTGTTTTTACCAGAAGAAAATTGTAAGTGGGCATCATTTGATTACAGTCAACAAGAACCAAGACTAGTTGTACACTATGCTTTGAAACTAAAAGACCAAGATATTTCTGGTGCACAAGAAATGGCTAGGAGATACAAAGAAGATCCTAGCACAGACTTTCATGACATGGTTGCAGACATGGCATCTATAACAAGAAAGCAAGCAAAAACTATTAATTTAGGGCTTTTTTATGGTATGGGTAAAAACAAATTAGCTAAATCTTTAGAGCTAGAAGATGATGAAGCAAAAGACTTGTTTGAACAGTACCACAAAGAGGTGCCTTTTGTAAGACAATTGGCCAATAGTTTACAGAAATATGCAGAAGAAAACAAGCAAATATATACATTAGAAGATAGGTTTTGTCGTTTTAATAAATGGGAACCTAGAGATAAATATTGGAATGCAGAAGAAGGTAGGTTTGTTGTACAAAAATATAAGGATGATGAAAACGGAGTCAAACAAATTGTAGAAGAACAAGTGCCTATCTTAGATGGTATCGATGAAGCTAAAGATTATTACAAAGCAAATAGATCTTTAGAACAACATAAACAAGATCCATTCGCTGAAAACTTTGAAAGTTTTTGTCAACCTGCTTTTACTTACAAAGCTTTGAATAGATTAATACAAGGGTCAGCTGCTGATATGACAAAAAAAGCAATGGTATTATTATTTGAAGAAGGTATTGTTCCACACATACAAATACATGATGAGTTATGTTTTTCAATTGAAAGCGAAGAGCAAGCTGAAAAAATAAAACAAGTCATGAAAGATGCTATTAAGTTAGAAGTTCCTAATAAGGTAGACTATGAATCTGGACCGAATTGGGGTACAATAAAATGAGGATAAATTATGGCTTATTTAAATGGAAACATACCCGTAGAGTATGCACAAATTAGGAGGGAATATCTATATGATCTTAAAAAACATCACGGAGAAGTCGAGGACTGCATTATATTTGGCGTTACATGTATCACTGGGCGTGCTTTATTATTTCATGCAATCATGGAGAACGGTGCAATTTTTTATC